CAGCGTCAGATGTGTATAAGAGACAGATATAGACCTTGCCGGTCTCCGCCTCTTTGTTGTCGACAAAGGTAGAGCGGTTCTGCAGCTGTCCGGTCTTGAACGGCATCGTCTCCGACTGTTGCAGATCCGTTTTAAGCGCGTCCGCCGTTTTTGTCAGATTTCGGGCAACCGCTTTTTCGATGTTTTTTATGTTTGCGGTGTTGAGCTTGACCGTGACCTTCATTTCAGCTCAAACTCCGTGTGGTTCACCGTACCGTCGGGATTCTTCGCTCGGATACCCGAATATATCGTCATTTCGCGGCCGCGGACAGTAACGGTGCCGCTCGATATTTCGCGCATCTTCGGTGCGATATCGCCCTTTACGATTACTTTGCCGACGAGCTCGGTATACTTGCCGTCTTTGTCGTACAGCCGCTTCCTGCGCTCGGAATAGATACAAGAAGTCTTTATTGCAGCCGCGGTCATCGGCTCGCCATCCTCGCTGATATGCGGCTCATCGAGCTTTATCTCGCACGGTGTGACGCAAAGGAAGTCCGGGAACGGCAGTTTTTTAATGCTGTTTGCCATTATACAATCCTCCCTGTCAGTCCGGTCTGCTGCAGCAGGGCGTATGCCACGGGGCTCATTCCGAGGCTCTCATAGACCTTGCCGGAATCCTTGACCGTAACGCTTATGTCAAGCACGCTGTAGCTCTGTATGCCGGCTCCGTCATACCCGTTTTCGCGGATATAATCAGCCTGATAACACGCAGCGAGCTTGATTCTTTCCTGCTGAAACGCGGTAAGGTTTTCAAAACCGCGACCTTTAATTCGATTAAATGTCGCCTCATCGATCTTTATTTCGGCCAAAGCTAAGGAGGCTTCGATTTCACACGAAGCCTCCTGCTGACCGTGGGGAAAAGATTCTAAGTAGAAATTGACGTCAGCATACATACCGCATCAACTCCGTCAGGCGATATCGGTGTCGACAAACACGCTGTCAACCTTGTTATCCTTGCCGTTGGGGAATACGAAGACATCGGAGAAAGCGCGGTTCTGATACAGCCAGCCGTCGCCCTCGGTGTGCGCTCCCGGTGCGAAGAAGTAAATACTGTTGACCTTCGGCACGAATTTCGTTGTAAGCGGTGAGGCGATCAGAACGTTGATCTTGTTCGAGCCTGCGGTGTCCACCTCATAATAGCTCGAAGTTGAGGGGTTTCCGGTAGGGGTCTTAACGGGGGTGTATGTGTTGTCGCTCTTGGTGTAGTAGGTCTTGCCGGCCACAACGCTGGTATCGGTTGACGCCTTATAGGTCGTCTCTGCCGGCGCGAAGCCGCCATCCTCGCCGTCGAAATCGAAGGTGTCGTAAAACACTTCATCGTCGATGACCTCGAAGACCGGCACGCCGTCAATCTTTGTGACGCGGGTCTCGATGCCGATGCCGCCCTCCGCTATCTGGGTCATCTCTATCTTCTTTGCAAGCTCGGTGCTCTGCTCAAGCAGATCCATTATCTCAGACCTGACGTAGATGACAAGCGCACCCATCGCCTTGTATCTGCGGAGCTTGCCGGAGCCGAGCGCCTTCTTGATTTTGGTGAAGACATTGGCCGCAGTGTAATCGCTGAGCTTTGTTTCGGTATGATAACCGTCGAGCTTCTTTGCCTGCGCCGCGACGCGGGAGAAGAAGAGGGCGTTAGCCTCGGGCACCTCCTGCGTGCGGACAAAGGTCTTGGAGATATTCTCCATCGACGCTGTCGCATTGGTCTCATCGACATCGAGCTTATCGACAAGGAACTCTATGTCCCTGTCGTGCGTGAGGGTGAACGGAACATCCGTCTGCACGAAGGCTCCGCGGTTCCAGCCGCCGTTTCTGTTGTGGCTCTTGTAGCCGCTGGTCGACATCTGGGTAAAGTGGAAGGTCTTTGCCGAGAGCCACTTCACTGCGGTCGTAATAAAGGGAGAAATGAGCGAATCCTGCGTGAGGATCTCGAGAAGCTCAGGCTCCCATCTTTCTGCGTAGTTTGCCGTGTTAGGCATTTTTCAACACTCCTTTAGTAGTTAAATCTGTTCCAGCTCTTTTGAGCTGTCTTCTTGGCGGGTGCTTTCTTGCTCTTGTCCTCCTGACCGTCCCCGCCTATGGTGAAACCGGGTCCTCCGTCCTCGGCCTTGTCGGTCAGTTCTGTCCATGTTTTCAGCAGTTCGGTGACTGCGGCGGAAGCTTTTTCGCGGCTGAATTTGCCGTCATCGTCGAGACAGTCCTGACGGTCGATGAGTTTGACCGCTTTAGACACCTTGTCCGCTTTGACATGTGCCGCGAGCATCACCGCTTCAAGAACGGCGTTTTCGGCCATTTCACGAGCCTCGGCGAGTTCGGCGGCTGCTCGGGAGTTCTGCTCCGCGCCGTCCGTCTCCGGCTCTTCCTGCTTATCAAGCTGCGCCTTCTCGATAAGCTCTTTGACCTTCGCCCTGTCGGTCTTCTCGGTTATACCTAGCTCCTTCATAAGCTTGGCGACTGCCTTCTTGCTGTTCTTGACACTGATGTTGTTTACTTCCTCGTCGGTATACTTCTTTTCGGGCTGAGACTGCTCTTTCTGCTCCTCGGCGCCCTGTCCCTCCAAGGTTTCGACATCCTTTTTTTCTTCTGCCATTTTTTACTCTCCTTTTCTCAGTTAAGGTCAACTGTTCCCCTGTTTACGATACAGGCAAACGTTTTTTGGATATAAAAACAGCGCCCTGCAGTCAAATGCAAGACGCTGTAATTATTAAGTTGTGAAAATCGAGGTGTCAAAGCTGTTATTAACTAAAGCTTTCTGTTCCTTGTTACATCCATCTTTGAAGATAATACAATTCCATAGCTGCGTATTTTTCTGTATCAGTTAATCCTCTGCCAGAAGATATTTCGTCAGACAAATTATACTTTTTTACTGCTTTCTTAAACCTCTCTTTGTTTTCTGCAGTGTCATTGGTATTTTTAAAAGCTTTATCATCAGATGTCAATCGATTAAATTCACACAAAGACATATCGTCCGGCTTAATCTTCCGTTGCTTAATACAAGTAGGATCTACGGCAATATAGTCCAACGCCAGAAATTTTATAGTATCTTCGGTAAATATACTATGCAAAAGATGTTTTACAGTTTCCATTCCGCTACACTTCCTGTAATAACTTGGCAAAAATTCTGATACAATCCTTTTCACCATCATTATACACTTCGGCGCGCAAAATTTCAAGTGTTGTATTAGTCTTTGTAATAAACTCACTTTCAGCCCAGTTGTTGGTAATTAACCCTCTTGTCCCGACAGGCATCTGAATTTCAAATTGTATTGGATAGTGCGTAAAGTAATTTACCCTTTCACACATACTTATACTTGTAAATGCTTTGTCAAGAATCTTTGCTTTCTCCGTACCACACAATCCGTTAATAGAATCTACAATTGCTTGTGCCGCTTGCTTGTCTTTAGGGACAATCGTCCGTCGCAAAGCACCCAGTTTCGTTTTTAACTTTTGACTTTTGGTGAGACCATCAATATCTATTCCCATGACATTTTGAAGATATTCACAATTGACCTTGCGAAAACCTACATAGTTTTTTCTTAATTTGAAAGAACGCGTAAGTCTTTCCAAAATTCTCATGGTTTTCTGATACTTGCCTTCCGGCGGTTCTTCGCTAAGACCTCTTAGCCAGCTATTTATTTCGGAGTAGCCTACTGAATTCTGAATATACCCGCCATCCTTTGCCCATATCGTCGCATTATCTTCAGAGGATATATTCTGATTGAGATACTCTTCGCGTATAGCCGCTTTGTAATCCGTCTCGTTGTCATATGGTAGCACCTCGTACTTGCCATTCTCTGTAATATCCAACGGCTTTGCAAGATTGTCAAGAGCTTCTTTTTTCCGCTCCCATTCTCTGAGCTTCGCCTGATATCTCGCCACATTCTCGGGGTCGACGCTGCCGATTGTCAGGCGCTTATACCGCTGCACCATGTTTTCTATGTGCGCCCGGTTGTATCGACCGTAGTCGGAAACATCGTTTTCCTCGTTGTTGTAACGGTTGATATCCTCAAGTTCGGGATAATAAGTGCCGAGACCGTGCCGACACCGAGGGTGGAACAGTCCGAGCTTCATCGCCTCGGACAGCAGCATATAGTCGCCGTCGTCCGGCTTGCCCCCGGAATACACATCATCGATGAGCACCTTGCGCTCAAACGGTCTGCAGAGTTTGCAGGCTGTTGCATGGTGCGAAATAATTACGAGCGTCTCCCCTATGCTTTTGCGGAATTCGCCCTCGCCCACCATATATGCCCGCTGGTTCGCCGTTCGAACGGCCATTGAAGCATAGTCCGCGATGTTGACCCTGCGTCCGTCGCGGTACTCGATGCAGTTGATTCCGCGTTCCAGAAAGTCTTTCACGGCCATATCGTATGCCTGTGTTTCGGTCATCACGCCGTTTGAGGCATACATTCCTGCTCGAAAGATGGTCTGCCGATAGGTGTCGTTCATCATACGCAGCACGGCAGTATTTGCCGCACCGAGATCGTTTTGCAGGGCGTTAATCATCCCGTTTATCTTTCGGTCGTTGACCTTGAAGAAGCTTTTGCGCATGGCCTTTGCGGATTTATAGCCCTTGCCGAGGGCTTTTTTATAGCGCTTCAGCTCATGCTTCGAGCCCTGCCGCAGCTCCGCTTTCATATGCTCCGATACTCTGTCCGACAGACCGCGAGTTCGGCTGCTGATAATCTGCCGGTTCTCGCGTTGGCAGCGTTTCAGCTCCTTGAGCTTTTCCGCCTGCCACTGAGGGTATCTGAGCCCGGCGTCTGCCTCCTCGGCAAGATGACGGGCGAGGTTACGCTGCATCGACTCGATGAGATAAAGCTCCATATCGCGATAGATCTGCGCTATCTCTCTGTCAAAATCAACGCCGCTCATCTGTTGTTACCTCACTCAAAATCGTTCAGCGCAGGTTCGTTCATTTCGAGGATACCGCGCTCCTCTTTTATGCGCTTGACCTCTTCCGCCTTCCAATCGTCGTCCTTGTCGTCGCCGTATAGCTCGTCGACCTGGGTCTTGGTCGACATTATACCGCTGGTTGCCGCCTTGCCGATAGTCTCGACCTGCGCCTCGAAGGACGGGTTCGCGTAACCGCCGAAGTTAACGGTGACTTCAACCTCTTTGCTCTCGCGGCCGTTGAGCGTGCAGTAAAAATCAAGAGACGCCTGAACAAGGTCGCGTATTGCCTTATTGAGCACATCGGTGACTCTGTTGCGGGTATAAAGCGTGGTTTTTTCCTTTTCGCGCTGCGCCTCGGCGTTGTCGAGCTTTTTAACGTCAATGCCGAGCGTGGACGGGGAAATTATGCCCTGCAGACAGAGATCGAGCACGGTGCAGTATGTTGACAGCAGCGCCTCATACTGGATGGTGCCCTGCGTGGTTTTAATCTCCTGCTGCACACCCTCCGCCATGCTTCCCTGCAGCTGAATATACTCATTGTCAAAGTCATTACTTTCGAGCACCTCACCGGTACGGACATTGCGCGGCAGCAGGTCAACGGGTATGTACTCCTTTATCTGACCCTTGCGCACGGCGAGCATCCACTGAGAAAACACCTCGTCAAAAGCGTCAAAATCGTCGAGCTTGCCGTCAAAAATCGACTTGCCGCGCCCGGGATAGATAGTTGACCGCCGGAACATCAAAGGCACCGCAGGCAGGAAATGGGCGTTATTTTTGATATCTCTGCACCCGTCGAGCTCCGGGAAGTCGGATATATCCGCCTCTCTATCGTTCGACACATCCACCAGCGAATATGTTATGCTGTCATAGCCGTACCGCTCTTTGAGCAGATACGGTTTCTGCTTAATGGTCTTTTTGGTTTTGAATACGACCGCGCCGATCCTGCCTCGGTTATACTCGAAGTCCACACGGTCGGCAGGATAGAACTCTATAATCGGCAGTTTGCTTACCGTGGGGTCATACGACAATTTAAAAGCGCCGTCACCCAGATACAAAGTATCCCGGACGGCGTCGCTTATTATGTCGGTAATCAGGTTGTTCCTCGCGATATCCTCCCACACCTCCCCCATGTCGGGGTCGTCAACGGTGACAGCGTACAGGTCTCCCACGCAAACATCGGTCAGCGTGTCGACTATCAGCGACGGCAGCCCGGTGTGGATTTTGCGGATCTTCATGCCGCGCGTCGGCTTGCTACCCCAGAAATGCCCGTTGCCTATGTTGTCCTGAATATGCGCGTAAAGCTCTTCGATTTCGTTCGCCCGGCCACGATACCAGATGCGGTCTTTAAACACCTCGGCATCATGGTCCATAAGCTGGTGAATCTCTATAGACACTCCGTTATCTGTGCTGATATTCAAAAAGTTCCTTACGGCGGTTCTGACTCTGTCGCTCAGGCTCAAATTAATCACTCTCCTGTTACTGCGCCTATCTTCTTGACATACGGCAGCCACCCGTATTGTGACGCATTTATTGTGTGGTCGTTTCGGTCTTCCGGCTGATTGTCTTTGTCCTGCTGCCAGCTGTACAATTCGAGCTCTGCGAGGTGGTTCTTGCAGTGGTCGCACACAAGGTAATGCCCCGTGTGCAGCCAGCCGAGCTGCAGGTTTATACGGTCAATTATCTTTGTCGCCTTATAGGCGTTGTTGAAAGAATAGAGGCAGGCGTTATTCCGACGGTACTTCAAAAGTTCCGTCATGGTCGCCTGGTCTGCGGAATCGATAAAGACATTCCGTGCGAGCCCCCACTCCTCGCGGTTGCGCTCCAAAAAGTCAATGTAGTTGCGCACCGTGTCGCTCGGCGCTATCGGCTCGCTGATATCTCGGTTGTTGTAGACCCGCTCATCAAGGCATATTACCTTGCGGTCGGCGGTGATGCCGAGAAACATCATTGCTATCGTGTCCGGAGACTGCGAGGAATACGCCGTATCCAGCCCGGACGAAAACGCGATGAATTCAAACGGATCATTCTCATCCTCTAAGCGCTTGCGTATCGCCGCTTTTGATATAACATGCCGCTTGCGGTCAAAATTAGAAAAGACAAGCCCGGTGGCTCGTCCTCTCAATCCGAGTATTTTATTCTTGTAAATCTTTGTACCGGCGGGAACGTTGCTTATAATCTGCTGCCGCTTCTCAGGTGTCAGGGCGGCGTTGTGGTCAAACGAAAAGTACCACCACACCCAGCCGGGCATTGCCGGAGACGAAAGCATGGAGAGCAGTTCCGGCGGCGCGTCATCTGCATATTCGGGCAACGGTCGGGAACGGTTAATATATTCCGAATACACCGGCAGGTTCGGGTCGTCGGGGTTGAGCGTAGCAAGCAGATAATCGCAGCGCATAGCCGCCTCGCGCACATACTCCATATCCGCGATGTTTATCTCGTCGATATAAAGGCAGCCATACTGGCCGCCCAGAGCCTTTTTCCAGCGAGCTTTGTTGTCGTAGCCGAGCACATAGATTATTTTGTCCTCTGCTCCTGTGCGAAAGACGATATGCGGCAAGCTGTACTGACCCTTGCCGCCGCTGTTGTATTCTACCCGGGAGCCGAACACATCTATAATGCCGAGCTCCTTGTTGATGATGTTTTTCTCGATTGTTCCGGTGTCCAAACCGCTGACGATGTGAATCTTTTTCGGGCTCGCCGCAACGCGGAACATGAACTTCATAATGCCGACCGTAGTCTTGCCGGCATAGGTCGTGCCCTCGAGGAACTCAACCGGCGCAGAACATCTGAGAAAGTCGCGGAACTTCTTGCTCAGCAGAACCTCACTCATTGCCGCTCAACTGCCTCAGAATGCTGTCAAGCTTGTCTGACGGTTCTATCTTCGCCTCAATTCCATCCTTAAACAGGCTGAATCGCTTTCCAAGCAGCTCCGCAGCCTTTAAGCGCTCCTTTTCGTCCGGCGGCTTATCCAGCACCTTTGCCGCCGAGCAGCCGTCGCCTTGACCTTCCACCACCACGACGCTTGCCGTGCTGTCTCCGCGCATCACCGCCGTGAGGTACTCCATGACCTCCTGTGCGTCGGCTATCTTTTTCGAGCTTAGCTCATCGAGCTTTGCTTCGATGTAGGCTTTGACATTAGCATTTGTTAGCAACCTTGAGGCATTGACTCTTGCAGCATTATCCGATTTTATCCGTGGATAAGCAGCCTTGTATGCTCTTGTCGCGTTGCAGTCGATGATGTATTCATCTGCAAACCGCCTTTGCTTGTCGGTCATGGGTTCACCTCCGTTCTTGTGTCACATATTTTTTACAATCGGGTTATAAAAAGCATAAAAAAAGCAGCCTCAAAAGGCTGCAAAAAAAAGTTTTATCAAACTCATGTTCGATAATAATATCACATACGCAATCGATCCGCAAGCACAAAATATTAAAAAATTAAGTTTCTGAATTTTGCACAAATAAAACAACAGTACAGCGATAAAATCAGGCTATTCAAACACAAGAGAATGTGTCCGATTATATTGAAATTTTTTCGAAAAAGGCTTATAATTTTTTCCAGGAAAAGTTTGGTAGCGCAGCAGAGGAAAATAGGATATCGAAAGGTGTGTCTATCTTGTCTCTGCCAATAGTCGTCTTTATCACGTGGATCGTCTTCGGCTCGTCACCAATAAAAGCCGCTGTAATTTCTATTTTGGAGATCGCTGCCGCTGTTGTTGAAAATCTGCTTCACAAAAAACATCCGCAGAATGAGCCACAATCGCCTAATCTCAAAAAAATCATATCGCTCTCCATGACAACTGTGTTGTATTTCCCGTTAGCATTGATCATCATATCAACAATCACCAACACAAAATCATCGAGCTCTCTGCCGAAAGAGATCTGGGAAGTATCGATAAAATACTTCAATCTCTTTAGTACGATTTCCTCATTAAAGGAATTCGTAGACGGCGTCTCTGCGCTACTGTCTCTGTCTATGAGCGTCGTGAGCGTGTAGAAAAGCACCGCGGTCACCCCTAATGACCACGGTGTTAGATACGCAACAACAAAAGCAATACTTCCGTCGTGTTCTGTTGCGCGCCCTTTTCCTCAATAATGTCCTCACCATACAGTTGTGGTGAGGACATTTTGCACCACATAAAAATTCTTCTTTGTGTAGCCTGATTATATTAACACATAACACCACTTATGTCAAGTCTTTTTTTATTTTTTTTAGCTCTTCTCACCTAAAGCCCCGCTATTTATGACGCCGCGGGGCAGGCGTGTGTGAAAGGGGACATAAAAATGAAGAATAGAATATCGGTAACATTCTTCATCCTAATGCTAACAGAAATGAATTCCTCATTGTCCTCAACTTTGCCGAATATAGCGATAACAAATATTGCTACAATTCTTAGCGGTGTTATTACCGCCAGTCTTTGCCGCCACATCTTCCCATGTCAGTCCCTCGATAAAGCGCAGCGTGAATATCTGCCGGGTCAGGCTGTCGGGAATGTCCGATATGTAGCGCTCGAGCCTGGCGCGCTCATATATGCGCTGCTCGATTTTAGCCTGGATTATAGCTTCGAGATCCGTTATCTCCGCTATGCAGCGTTCAAGCGCAGGCTCAGGGTTCGGGCTATGCGGCATACCGTCGTAGTTCGGCGACCTCGGACAGAGCAAATTTGCCCGCAGTTCCGCAAGCCTCTCACGGTCAAGCTCTATCTCCTTGTCAAGGTAGTACAGCTGCGACAACTCTTTAAGCGTCATTTAACCGTCTCCTCTCGGCGTTTCTCGTGTTTGTCGAGCTCTGATTGCAGGCAACGCCGGAACGGGCACAGCGGCCTCTCCCCGCCTGTCTGTACGATGAACACACAGTGCTCGTTCGGGCAAATATCAGGCACTGCCATCACCGGCCACACCCATTTTTGCTCCGCAGTTCGGGCAATATTTATAATACTTCGAGAACAGGTTAAAAGACGACATACCGCCGGTTTCACTCACTTCGAAATATTCTCCGCACTCGCTGCACTCGGCGGCTTCTCCATCGGAAATAGGAATCCACTCGCCGTGTCTAACCTTCCGCACATCAGCAGCAGGAGCTTCTTTTAAAATTTTAACAGCGGCGTTCCAACCATCCGCATAGCTTTTGTTTTCAAAAACATCTCGGTTGCATGAACCTATTCCAAGTGCGGCGCGGTCAATATAGTCACTCATTCAATTGCCCCTCCGTCCTGCGATTCCATGCTTCCGCTGCGAATTTCGGGCACGCATATTTGTCCGTTGCAAGAAAGCATTTTTGACACTCCACATAAAATGTTCTCTGTCCATGCAGCTTTGCACTGCCTCCGCAGCAAGGGCAAGCAATAGATCCGGTCTGCACTGCCAACCTACGCAGTGCCTCCATGAGGCTTTTATCGTCATTCATTTTCATTCTCCTTTCAGCAATTCGTGTTCGCCGCTCTGAAGCTGGAGCTCGATCTCGGACATTTCATATCCCAGCTCACAAAGGAACTCATAAATTCTGTCAAGGCTTTGGTTTTCTCTGTGTTCCGGCGCAGATTTGGCGTTGTTTGATGCATACCACCCGGTGTTATAGTAGCCTTTGTTCTCATCGTCCCCGGCAAGCGCATAGGCGGCAACTATAGGCGCACGCTTGTCCTCGGCGATAAACTGCCGCCATTTCGGCGCATCCACATAATGCGCTTTTTCTTCCGCTCCAATCTCGGAATTGATATATTTTCTGTTATACGCACAATAATCCGTTATCGTGCGACCCGCGAACTGTACAAGCCACTTGATGATTGTTTCTTTGTGTTTTTCGACTGCGGTAAAGTTCTTGACAAAGTTTACGCGGCACTCATATGCCGTTTTTGTCAGGCGCATTAGCTCGCGGTTGGCGCTGTCTATACGCAGCTCACATTCCGATTTTTCTTCTTTCTTTTTTGATGCTTTGGCTTTCTTCCGCATAAGGTATGCATCGCCGTATGCTATTTCCCAAAAAAGCTCTTCTTTGTTTTTGGACTTTTTAAAAGTTCCCTCTTTCCAGTCTTGTATCTCACACTGTTTGACCCGCTCGTAGTCAGAGCTGTAGATTGAGTTTTTTACGGCTTTTGCGCCGATTGCCTTTAGCTCGGCTTTGACAAGCGGCGTTTTTTCGGCTTCGACCTGTTGCCTCTTCGCGCGAGTAAGATTAAATTCAAAGTCGCGTGTTCCGACAACTTTCAGCAGCTCGCTGCGCTCTTTTTCATCTTTTATATCCGCTATCTGCACATAGTCCTCAAGCTTTCCGCCGCGCTCCACCGCCTGCTGCATCTGCTCTGTAGGCAAAGTAGCTATCTTCAGGCGCTTGCGCACAGTTGTTTCGGCAAAGCCGGTCTTTTCGACAATCTCGGCAACCGGAACGCCAAGGTCAAACATCATTTGCATACCCTGTGCCTGCTCGTAGACCGTCAGGTCAGATCGCTGCATATTTTCAAGCAGCATCGTGGACAGCTGCGTCTTATAGTCCATATCAACCACGGCGCAGGGAACCTCAGTCAGTCCCGCCTGCTTTGCGGCCGCGAGTCGTCTGTGCCCGACGACAACGGTATACAAGCCGTTTTCGGCCGGAACGACCGTCAGGTTCTGCAAAATGCCGCGTGCTTTGATGGATTCCGTCAGCTCGGTGACATCGCCGATACTCTTTCTCGGGTTGTCAGGGTGCTGCAAAAGCTTCGTTACTTCGATGTTTGTTATCATGATTTGTCTCCTTTCAAAAATCCCGTTTCAATGAGTTCCCGGCCGCATCTCGAACAGTCGTGCCGGTCATTATCATCTGCCTCGAATATCTTGCAGCAGTAATAACATCTCAGGCAGTGTGTTTCTCGGTCACTCGTCCGCTCCCGTATGTAGCGCCTGTTGGTCTCTTCCTGGGTTATCTGTTTCAGCATGGCAGCTCCTCGATTCTCACATAAATTCCCGGCACGGCAGCCCAAAACTTTTCGCTGATCTCCGATGCGACCTGCGCATCGTCCTTCCAAAAGTGCAGGCGGGTCATGCAGTCCTTCAAGGCTTTTTCAAGATTGTCCGTATCGGGTTTCGAGGTTTTCCATTCCCCGTCTCCGTGCTTCGTCCCTGTATTGCTGAAGCACCATTTGACCATCAGCCTGACTGCGCCTGAATACGGTTCCTGCGGAATATGTGCTGCCAGGTGTGCTGTCAGCTTACTCCTTGCCGCTTTCAGCTCGGTTGAATCGTACATTATCGCCTTACCGTTTTTGACGGTTATCTTTTTGTCGTGATGCGTTACCGTGGGCGGATGCATCGGCATAAAAAATTCAGTTGTCATTTTCGTTTCCTTTCTTTTTTGTTTTTGAAAATCGTCCTTGTCAAGGTAGGGAAGAAGTTGTGTGCGGCGGCAGCCTAAGCCGCCACACTTCTTTCCCTTGACTTTGAGGGAAGGGACATTCCCCACTTATATATGAAATATATAAGTGCTTTTGTCTGTCCGAGACAAACTCGGATTTTGTCCCGATTTTGTCCACACGGACAAACACGGTGCGTGTCCCGACTTTGTCTAAAAGACACGCAGGACAAAACACCGACTTTGTCCTTGTCATTTTAATCCTACTTCATTATCAGAAATCCAAAATCCACCATGTTCTTCGAGGTGTCTCCTTACGGTCTTTTCGCTTTTTCCTGTGTACTCCGCAAGGTCGGAAATCATTACCTTTCCATTTGCGCTGCAAACTTGAAAAGCTGTATAGATGCCGTTTTTACGTTCTTTACTCCGATCATTATTGCTTTTTTTGCCTTTGAAATTTTTCTGCCAGGTCTTGTTCCACGCCGGTCTATCATCCTCCGGCTTTATGTCCTCCAGCACTCCGGTATCATCTATTCGGTGCACGGGGTAATCGAACCAAAGGTTGACCGGAGCGAACTTCGGGAACTCACGCAAAGTACCTTCAATCCGCCACGCCGTTCGCTGCTCGATCATATTCCACGAAGCTCTTACTTCGGAGAGCATAAGGTCACGAGACGCCGGAGAAAGACTCTCGCCGCACCTTTTGAGCAGCTCGTGCGCGGTATTCTCTTCGTCCTGCGACGGCTCCGGCAGCTTGAAGCGGCGCATCCATTTAAGGCAGATTTCCTGCTGTGCCTTGTCCTCTTGCTGTTTGCGGATACCGTCGGTTATATCGAGCTCTATGAGGTCGAGCAGCGCGTCGGGGTCGCGGGCGAACACTCCGCTGCCGGATGCTCTGTCCATGCTCCTCTTGCCGCCCTGAGCGCCTTTTGAATGGTGGTGGCAGTAGATAACCGCACACCCGAGCTCGGTACAAACCTTGTCAAACTGGTTGCAGAAATGCGCCATCTGATCTGCGCTGTTTTCGTCGCCGGTGATGATTTTATAAATCGGGTCAATGACAATGGCGATATAGTTTTTCTTCGCGGCGCGTCTGATGAGCTTCGGCGCGAGCTTATCCATTGGAATGGACTTGCCGCGCAGATTCCACACATCGATGTTGTGTAGATTTTCCGCAGCCCAGCCGAGCGTTGTATAGACATCTTTAAAACGGTGCAGGCAGCTTGCACGGTCAAGCTCAAGGTTGACATACATGATCTTGCCCTGGGTACATTTGAAGCCCAGCCATTCGCGCCCCTCGGCTATGGCGCAGCACAGCTCTATTAGCGCGAAAGACTTGCCGGCTTTTGACGGTCCTGCGACAAGCATTTTGTGTCCCTGCCGCAGCACTCCGTCTATAAGCGGCGGCGCAAGCTCCGGCAGGTCGTTCCATACATCGGCGACGCTTTCCGGATCCGGCAGGTCATCGTTTATGCTTTCAATCCACTCTTTCCATTCATTCCACGAGCTCTTGCCGATGTTGGTATCGAGCAGATACTGCTTCTTTCCGTTGCGCTCTACGCCCGGCATACGGCTCAATCGGGACGGGTTTTTGTTCTGGCGGTCGATGTCTATGCCGTTTTTCTTGCACACATCATAGAGGTAATCAACACGCTTGCGGTATTCGTCAAAGTTTGCGGCATCGATGCGTACAATGGCGTGCAGACTCTTTCCTCCGCTGTAAACGAGACAGGCAATCGGCAGCTCGAGCTCGCGTATTATCTGGTTTTGATGGGTGATGTCGGTCGTATCGGATTCGACCAGAGCATATCGGAACTCCGTCACATTTTCATTTTTGACGCCTTTGCCGTCCAGAGGATTGAAGCGTATCCACGCCCCCGCCTCCGGCTTGCAATCGCCTATTACGCGACCTATGTCGCCCTCGCATTTGCTCAGAGCCTCTATAAGCTCTCCCGCAGTCCTGGTATACACGCCTTTCGTCGGCAGGTATTTACTGTCTTTTTCCCAGCTTTCGGTGACATAACCGACCGTCTCCCCTGCTTCGAAGAGCGTTTCGAGATATTTGGTGATTTGCTCCACCGGATTCCACTCATCAGGTATGTTCAGCTCCTTGCCCTCGATCCAGCTCTTGTCAACGAGGATAAGCTCGTCTTTCTTTTCTCCTATTACGCTGTCCCAATCGAGTGCGCCGTCATCCGCCTGAAAATGCCAGCCGTTGTCTTTTGCCATCTGAACGATAGTCCCCGCCGTAACCGGTGCAGCGGCACCGTTGAAGGTATTCCACTTTTTTTCGCAGTCGCCGGCATGATAGCGCTTGTCCGGGCGTGACCATTCATCCCAGTCATCGCAGCTGTATCCCTCATGCTTAAGCGCCATGCCGACTTCCACCCATTCGGAATATGTGCAAGCAGCCGGGTCTATGTATTTTATGAGCTCTTTTAAGTCGAGCTTTTCTTCTGTCATATCGTCATTGCCTCCGGTTTGTAGTCTTGCGGCACAATGCCGCGCGGGACACGCCAATCGTTTGCAGCTATGCGATTTATCATCTTTGTCGCAGCGTCAAAGCTCCATTCGCCTACATGCAGAAAACCGCGGGATTCCAAAAAGCGTATCTGTTTCGGCGTTGTGAGGCCTTCTTCGCGGCGCTTGCTGAGGCGATCAAGCAGAAGCTTTGCCTTGCCGGCGTTCTCGATTGCGTCGGGGAATATACCGAGCTTTTCGAGCGCTTTAATCTGTTTTTCCGTCGGCGGAGCGCATTCCCAACCGAATGCCGGAACATAGCTTGAAAGATCCTGCGCGGAAATCGACATTTCATACTGCAGCGGGTCAACAAGTCTGCGCTTGCGCTTCCTCATTTCCTTGAGCTGCGCCGCAAGAGCCTCTTCACGCTGAGCGACGACATCGCTCTCGGCCTGCTGCTCGGCAGCCTCAATATCAACCGGACACCCTGCCGCTTCGATATTCTCCGTCATCTTCTTGGCGACTTCTTCGCTTTCACATATCAGATGAGCAGGATGACAAAGCTCATGGCGTTCAGTGTGCCACAAGAAATCGAGCAGCAACAAATCCTTTTTACCCGGTGCGAGTCGCGTTCCGCGCCCCACCATCTGACTGTATAGGCTTCTGACCTTTGTTGGTCTTAATACAATGACACAGTCGACTGCCGGACAGTCCCAGCCTTCCGTCAAGAGCATGGAGTTACAGAGCACATTATATTCGCCGCGCTCAAACGCTTCGATTATCTCCGCTCTGTCCTGACTTCCGCCGTTGACCTCTGCAGCCTGGAAACCGCGCTCATTCAGAATATCCCGAAATTTTTGCGAGGTCTTTATAAGCGGCAGAAACACGACTGTTTTGCGCTCCTTGCAGTTCTTTATCATCTCGTCGGCAATCTGATACAGATACGGATCCAGGGCGTTGTCGATATCAGCCGCCTTGAAATCCCCGTTCTGCATAGATACGCCCGTTAAGTCGAGAGCTAAAGGAATCGTGAGGGCTTTTATAGGCGAAAGATAACCGTCTTTGATAGCCTGCGGAAGAGTGTATTCATAAGCAAGGGAATCAAAGTATGTGCCGAGATTGCGCATATCGCCTCTGTCCGGCGTAGCGGTGACGCCTAAGACATGCGCGTTTCCAAAGTGCTCAAGCACGCGCTGATAACCATCGGAAAGGCAGTGATGCGCCTCGTCGATGATTATGGCATCAAAATATCTGCTGTCGAACTGTTCGAGCCGTTTTTCTCTCTGTAAAGATTGCACCGAGCCGACGGTTATACGGTACCAGCTGCCGAGGCAGCTTTCTTCGGCTTTCTCTGTGGCGCACATCAAGCCGGTAAATTTCAGTATTTTGTCCGCTGCCTGTTCAAGCAGCTCGCCGCGGTGAGCGAGCACAAGAACCCGCTCACCGTTCTGAACACACTGCTTTGCAACATTAGCGAAAACGACTGTTTTGCCGGTGCCGGTCGGCAGGACAAGCAATGTGCGGTTATTGCCGCTCGCCCACTCGTTGAATATTGCCCGTTCCGCCTCCAGCTGATAAGGTCTCGCGTCCAAGGATTAAAAATTTCCCGGAGTGAAAGCGGGACGCTGAGTGGATTCGTCCGGCTCAAGGAATTTCTTGACCTCATTGTAATAATTGTCGTTGTAAAGCCTCTGCCCTATCTTGCAGCGACCTTTGGAGCCGACTACCTGTGACCAGTTCATTCTCAAAGGTTCGCCGTGTTTCTTCTGACCGATACTGATAAAAAACGCGCATACAAGCCCTTCTGTTTTACGCGAGAGGAAAAGATTATGTTTGACGATTGCTGTGCCCTGCGGCGCGTCTATCTGAAGCGTAAGCTCTGCCTTCGGGCAGGCGGACATCTTCTCCGAGCCGTTGAAATAGCCGCGCTCAAAGCTTTTGACGGTGAATTCATATTCCCCTTCCGGCAGAAGTACAAATTCGTTTTCGGCTTCAATAACGCTGTCCCAATCAAGGGCGTCGTTTCTGTTGGTGTTGTAGTTTTCGCTCATGGTTGTTAATACTCCTTTTATTTAAAATTTTCTTATATGATTGACGATGATATCGTATACCTGCTCCCATGCACCGATAAGGCAGCCGTTAATGAAAGCTTCGCCATAATTAAGAATCGGCGTGTCGGCAGTGAAGTAACCTTTCCACGCTACTGCATTTCTAAGCTCATCTTCGGTAACGTTGTTCGCCGTCATGAGTTCACGCAGCGCTGCCGGTAAGCCAGAACTCGGTTCAGTGTTCTCAGTGTTCGGGGTAGGCTCATCGGCATCGGCGGTAAACTCGTCAATTTTTGCCTTGAGCTCCTCTATGCTTTTTTTCGGCGGGTCGGGCAGCGCATTCGTCTGCGGCTTATCTTTCGGCGCCGCTGCGACATATGCACCGGAAGACGGAATAAACGGTGCGATGACGCTGAAATCGAAATCGACCTCGTCCGGCAGCCCGTATCTGTTCTTCGCATCCCAGCAGGGATGATGATTGGTATACATTACCCTTCTGCCGCCCTGTGCCTTTCTGCTGTCGGTCTTCTCGTCCTTTATCACGAACGTCTTATAGTTGACGAAGAGAACCGTGTCTGCCCATTCTTTTACGATCGGCGCGACATTTTTTGAAAGTTTCATCTCCCAGCGGTCGTATGCGCCGAGCTCGTCCGGCTGCTCAAACTTACGCATTTTGGCGTGAGCGGTCAGCACGACGTTAATACCTTTTGATATAACCTCATTGAGCAGGTCAAGAAGCCTGCCGAACTCTTCGTAGAGCTTTGTATAGCCCTTACCGTATCCGAAGTCCTCAATGCTCTGTTTGTGATTTACGGAACATATATGATTACTTGCAAGCTGCTCTGCCCAGTCCGCTGTGTCGATGACAAGCGTCATACACAGTTCGGGGTGATCGCGAACATATTTGACCTCTTCGAGAAGCATCGTCCAACTGCTCGGTTTGTCAAAACGCTTAACATTCAGCCTCTTGGTACTGCCCTCCGTGTCGATAAAAATTGCGCCCGGAAACTTAGATGCAAATGTCGATTTACCGATACCCTCAGGGCCGTATACTATGACACGCTGTGCATCTTCGATTATTCCTGATGTTATGTTCATTAAAACTGTCCCGCCTTCCATGCTTTTTTAGTCTCCGTCGGTTCGTTCACCACATATCCGTCCTCTATAAGGACGCTGCATTCGTCTCCGGTGCTGACCCTTGTTGCTATCGCCTGCAGACCTTCATCCTCAAGCCATTTGCCGAACTCGGCAAGAGTATCAAGATCCATCTGCTCGAGCTTATCAAGTAACACAAAACCGCAACTGGGGTTGAGTTTTCGCACGATGGCCGTGGAGACCACGAGCTGATCCGCGCCGGACATATTATCCCACTTGAACCCGTTGTAGGTCAGTTCGCCATCCTGGACGGACAGCCCCGGCAACGGGAGCTGTGCGGATTTGAGCAAGTCGGTTTTCTTCTGTCTAACCGCTTCGAGTTCGTGAGTCAGCTGACTGTACTGAGCCTGATACGCTTTCGCATCTTCCTCCGCTTTCTCTTTTTCGAGGTTGGCGCGAATTTTAATGTTGATTTTCTCAACATTTTCAATGTCCTCTTCAAGCTCGGCGGTGCTCAGATCCTCGAGGTGCTCCGTCTCCATGTTCGCGATTCTGAGGTCATCCATAAGGCTCTGCTGCTCTGTCATAAGGCGCTGAAGCTCAGCCTGGATTCCGCTTATCTTGCTGTTAACGGCGTCATAGCAACGCTGTATCTCCGCGGCTCGGTCACGCTTGCGTTTATTCTCCGCATTATGCGCCATAATCCCCTGCTGCTGTTTAATAAGCTCGGATGCAGATATTAACTGCTCGGGAACATCGGGATACTCCGTCATCTCTCTGGCATACTTTACCTTCTGGTCGGCTATCTGACCGATAGCGTGGCGTCTGTTGTAAAGCTCTGTCGCGTCATGTTCGAGCTGCGCGAGCTGATCTCCGACGCCGATAATGCGCAACAGTGTATCGGCTTTTTCTTTATTTGATGCCGTCATAAATCTCGGCAAGTCCAGCGCGAGCTGAGAAACGAACTCGTTAATAAGCTGCTGGCCGCCTTTTCGGCCTGTAGGGTCTGTAACTTTCAAGGTGCTGTTCTTTCCGGTGCGCTCCACTATTATGCCGCTGTCCATTGTGATTTTGAGATTGGGCGGCAGCACAGACCCCTCACGCTGTGGCGATGACGGACGGAACCTGTCGCCTCCGAGTGCCCACGCTATGCTGTCGAGCACTGAGGTCTTTCCCTGACCGTTACGTCCGCCTATCACGGTTAGACCGTTTTCGGTAGGCTCGATTCTGACCGCCTTAATGCGCTTTACATTCTCAAGTTCAAGGCTGTTTATCTTCATTTGACTTTGTTCTCCCTTCATGTTATTATGATATTGAGGTTTTTACCTTTGCCGTCTTCGCTGCCCACTCAGCGTTGGCGGCTTTTATAATATGCGCAGCCGTCTTCCGTCGGCGGCGAACTGCGGAAAATCCCGGTCTCGTGAGTGTACATACAGGCCGTTCCGTCCCAGTCGCCACACGGCGCCGCCAAGCGTCTGCGCCAGTCACAGCTGTTGCATATCGCCATTTTGCGCCACGGTCCGTTTCTCATGCGCTTCGGTTCCGGTGTCGGCGTAGCAGCAGCGGGCTGTTGCCGTTTATCGGTCAAGCAGGTGATAAAATCAAGCGATACGCCGAAATACCGTGCCGTTTTTACAGCCATGGGGAGCGACGGGCAGCTCTTACCGCATATGTACGCAGACACCATGTTCGGCGCGATACCGAGTGCTTTGGCAAGGTCTTTCTGCGTAATTTTTTGCTCACACATCAAATCCTTGAGCCGCGCCGCGAAACTCATCATGTCAAAAGCCCCTTTTGCTGTCGGTTTTCCCATCGTTTTTTGCCTCCTTTCTGTCAAGTATTTTTGCTTTGAGCCTGTCCTCGAAGGCAATCAGCTTGTCCTCTTTGACAAATCCATAGATGATAAGCACGACGATGGCGCTTTCAAAAACTGTTTGAATTGCAAATTTAAAAGCCATAGTTATATCTCCCTCTCTCGCAGCTCACCGCACTCGTCCACGCGATGGAACTGGTTCGCGAAACCGAGAATAGAGTTGCGCATTTTGATATAATCTGCGTCATCGCACTGCATTGAACACAGATGATATGCAAGCTGACAAGCAAGTCTCTTATCGGCTTTGAGATGCAGGCTACCGCACCACAGCGGATAGCAAGAATAATCGAGGTCTGCGTCGCTGAGGTTTGCGCCGCTGAAGTCATAATCTAAGATTGCTTTTTTACAGCCGTCCTTCAAAAGTTGCAGCACGGCCGCACGGTCAAACTGTTTTTGGTGACCTATAACCTCAAACTTTTTCGGGTCTACTGTATATATGCCGGTGTTGCCGTTATCGTGGTCTAATACTCGCACCATTATGCTTCCACCGCGGATATCAGTAACTACGCCTCGGGTCATTTTCGTGTTTGTGATACCGTAGTCATCGGTTATACCTTTTACAAAATCGCCTATTTTGATATCCATGAATTAAGCCTCCCCAAAGAACCTATGCCCGCCTATCGTGCAGACATAGGTCTGCGACTCGTGCCACGCGCTGCTCACAAGCGCCGGTGCATAGAAGAAAAGTATCTTCGCGTCTGTCACTGTCTCGCCGGCATCAAAGACCGCGGCGACGGCTTCCCTCGTCTCTGCGTTCGGTTCTACCCTGCGGTCGGTGTAACCATACTCATCAACTATCTCCGCGGGGCGCTTGCCGGTCTTTTCGCACGCATTTAAAATGCACTGTGAGACTGCCATTTTGCCGTCAAACGGCTCTGTTCCCGATTCTGCCATAACAACCTGGCATACGAGCCCGCGCTCCTCTGCGGTCAACTGGTAGCGTGCTGTGGGTATCTGTGCCGGTACCGTCAGCTCAGGCGCGATAATCGGTTCTGTCTCCGGTATCGTGATTTCCTCCGGAACCGCTGCCGCCGCAAATAGCAGGACAAGAGCCAGTACTGCGGCAATCGTTAAAAATCCTTTTGTCATTTTGATGTCTCCTTTCTGTTTTTGCCCTTAGCTCACCATAAGACCAATGTCTCCGCGCTTGAACTGTTCAAGCCGGTCAAGCCGAATGTAGTACGAGTACGACCCGCTCGGATTTTTGATCGCGATACAGAAGGTGCATTTCCCCTCCCTCGCGAGCAGACGGATCTGATGCGGCGGTATGTAGATAACCTCTCTCAAGTACATTGACGCCTCGTTGACTGACATAAGTGTCATTTTTTTACGCAT